AATAGAATTAAGGCAGGTTCTAAAGGCGGGAAACCCGGACAATGGTCTGCTCGTAAAGCGCAGATGTTAGCTAAACAATATAAGGCTAAAGGTGGTGGCTACAAAAACTAATGTGAAGATAAAAGGTATAGAAATACCTATGTCTTCTCATCCTGAAATAAAAAAGTTAAAGAAACACTATAACGTACATTCTATGCATGGCAATAAGGTTTGGAACTCTACTTTAGTTTTCTTAGATGCTTTTGATGAGGTAAATGTTAAAGGTAAAACATTTGCTGACTTAGGTTGCGGATGGGGAGCAATGAGTTGTTATCTGCAAAAGAAAGGCGGGATAGTAACTGGATTCGATCAAGACGAAACAGTAAAGCCTTACTTTGATTTAATGTGTAAGCTTATGGATTCTAATCCTAAGTTTGTACAGCAAGATATTTTTGATAATACTCTGCCAATGGACTTCGATGTCTACATTGCTTGCGATGTTTGCTTTTGGAAAAATCAAGTTGACTGTTGGATAGAGCTAATAGATAAACTAGCGTTTCATAATAAACAATTGATAATGTGCGATCCCGGAAGGCAAAGCTTTTGGGAGCTAGTAGATTATTGTCAGGTTCCACATTTTCTAGAAAGAAAATACATAGAAGAACCTAGGAAGACAGACGCTTACATTACCGTATTTGGATTTGATCATGCCGTTGAAGAAGTCACAGAGAAGTCTTAAGTCTTGGACAAAGCAAAAGTGGAGAACAAAGTCAGGCAAAAAGTCTAGCGAGACTGGAGAGAGATATTTGCCAGAAAAAGCTATCAAAGCTTTATCACCACAAGAGTATGCGGCAACTACTAGAGCTAAAAGAAAAGGAACAAAAGCAGGAAAACAATTCGTTAAACAGCCTAAGAGCGTTGCAAAGAAAGTAAGAAAATACAGAAAGGTTACCTAATGTACGAATACAAATGTAAAGTAAATAGAGTAATCGATGGCGATAGTTTAGATTGCTCAATAGATTTAGGCTTTGGCATTATGTTTAATAGTAAGGTGCGTCTTTACGGCATAGATACTCCAGAGTCTAGAACAAGAGATGAAGACGAAAAAATACGAGGCTTGTTAGCTAAAGAGTATTTAAGCAACAAAATTACATCTGCAAAACAATTAGTTATCCAAACAGAAAAAGATGCAAAAGGAAAATTTGGCAGAGTGCTAGGAAGATTGTTTGCTGATAAAATAAATATTAATCAGTCAATGATAGATAATCATTTAGCGGTAGAATATTTCGGGCAGAGCAAAGAAGAGCTTGAAGCAGGACACATGGCTAATAGACAAATACTCATTGATGAGAAAAAAATTAATTTAGATTTATAAGGAGAAAAAAGTATGAGTGAATCCATAAAGGTCCCATCATGGGCAGTGCCGTTAGTGGCGGCAATCATACCTGCGGCAATCGCATGGGGAACTATGCAGGCTCAAGCGCAGGCTACTGATGAAGAAGTTGCTAAGGTATCTAAAGTCGTAGAAAAACTAGAGACTACAACGACTGATAATGCAGTACGAACAAAATTAAATGAGCAAGCAATACAAACCATAGCAGATGGACTTGCACAGCAAACGGAAATCTCAAAAGCTACAGACGAAAAGTTAGGCACGTTAATAGAGATCATGCTTCGTGAGAGGCAATGAATCCAAAGTTAGTCATTGCTTTAGTGGTTATGATAAATGGAGTAGAGGATAAAACAAAAAAATCTTACTTCATGAATCCACAACACTGTGAGTGGATAGCTCAAGAAATGACTCGTGAAAGAAAATATTTTCAAGGATTAGAAGAGGGGACAATTTTCTGTAGACCCGAATGGGTTCCTGAAGATACAAAAATTACAAGACTTAATGTAGTTCCATTACCTGTAGAAGAAGAGGAGGTAGCCCCCTAATGGGTTGGTTGCAAGATTACAATGGAGCAGAGACCACTTGGGTTCATGTAGTATTGCTCGTGATCATGGTGATAATTGGGGTTCTGGTATTTTGGCTTGCAGGTCCAGATTCAGCTCCCATCACAGAACCTCCTCCAGAATAAATATTTACTAGTCAATAATTAAATTGGGAAAATTATGACACCAAAAAAACTAGAGCCTAAGTCTAAGTATGCTGAGTATGATTTTGATGGAGATGGTACAGTTTCTGACGAAGAGATTGCTAGACATAATGAAATACTTAAGCAAGAGTTAGCGGAAGAAAAAGCAGATACACAAAGAAGAATGGCATGGGTAGCTATGATATCTATGATAGCTTATCCTCTTGCATCTTTAGTGATATCTGAATCTAGGCTAGATACATGGAGTGCAATGAGTGACATGATATTTTTAAGTCAAGCTTCTGTAATCGGTTTGTATTTTGGTGCAACAGCTTACATGTCAAAAAAATAGGTGAGGTTATGTTACAAAATTTAATTGGTCCTGCTACGCAGTTATTAGATAAATTTATAGAAGACAAAGATCAAAAGATGGCTTTGGCTCATGAGATAAGCACAATGGCAGAGCGCCATGCTCAAGAGCTTGCAAAGGGTCAGATAGAGATTAATAAGCTAGATGCCAAAGGTAATTGGTTTCAATCGAGTTGGAGACCGTTAGCCGGATATACTTGTGTCCTCGGCTTATTCGTCAACTTCTTAATATCTCCTATATGTGCAGGCTTCGGTATCATGATACCCCAAGCCGATGCCTCTGTGATGATGCCTCTTTTGCTCGGCATGCTTGGCCTCGGAGGCGCTAGAAGTTTTGAACGCGTCAAAGGTGTAGGTAAATAAATAGCAATGAGAATATCAGAAGAGGGTGTAGCATTAATTAAAAAGTTCGAGGGATGTGAGTTAGAAAGCTACAAGTGTCCCGCAGGTGTTTGGACTATAGGATATGGCTACACAAAAAAAGTTAAAGAAGGAGATGTAATCTCCAAAGAAGAAGCAGAAAAACTTTTACGAGAAGACATAGAAGAGTTTGAAGGATATGTAAAAAATCTGGTGCATGTAGATTTAGAGCAATGTCAGTATGATGCATTAGTATCTTGGGTATTTAATTTAGGTCCTACAAATCTTAAGTCATCTACGATGTTAAAAGTTCTAAATGAAAAGAAGTATAGTGAAGTTCCGTTTCAAATTAAAAGGTGGAATAAAGCAAGCGGCAAAGTGCTTGATGGTTTAGTTAGAAGAAGAGAAGCTGAAGCTTTATTATTCCAAGGAAAAGAATGGCATGAGGTGTAGTTTTGGCTTTAAGAAAATTTGTATTCAAACCGGGTATAGATAAAGAAGGAACTAATTACTCCAACGAGGGCGGTTGGTTTGATGCCGATAAAATTAGATTTAGAAAAGGTAGACCAGAAAAGATAGGGGGTTGGACTAAAAACTCAACTAATTCTTTTACTGGAACTTGCAGAAAAATACACGTTTATAAATCAGCGGAACAAACTCAATATAATATTCTTGGCACTCATAAAAAATTATTAGCGCAAGAAGGAGTTACGTTTAACGATATTACTCCTATAAGAACTACAACTAGTGCGGGTGATGTAACTTTTTCTGCAACAGATGGTAGCTCAACTATTACCGTAACTGATGCTTCCCATGGCGCAGTAAAAGGAGACTTTGTTACTTTTTCAGGAGCCGCATCTTTAGGTGGCAATGTAGTTGCAAATGCATTAAATCAAGAATATGAAATTGACAGCATTCTAACTACTAATACATTTACCATTATTGCAAAAGATACAAGCGGCTCTATCATTACAGCAAACTCTTCAGATTCTGGTAATGGAGGCTCTAGTGTAGTTGGAACCTATCAGATTAATACTGGACTAGATGTATACATATCTAGCACAGGATGGGGATCGGGTACTTGGGGAGCAGGTGCATGGGGTTCTGCTAGTGCAATATCAGTAACAAATCAGTTAAGGCTATGGAGTCTTGATAATTTTGGAGATGATGTTATTGCCGCACCAAGAGGAGGACGATTATATTATTGGGATGAATCTAGTGGAGTAACGAC